AGAAATTCTCCCAAAAGGGGCTGATAGAGGTCTGGCCCCCGAGCCTCAACGAGAGGTTGGACGGCGGCGTGAAGCGGGGACATCACCTTGTAGTGTTCGCTAGGCCCGAGATAGGCAAGACCCTACTGGTGATAGAGATGATGGCTGGATTCGTCTCACAGGGCCTTACAGTGCTCTACGTGGGCAATGAGGACCCGATTGACGACATAAATATGCGGATTGTTAACCGTTTGAGCGGAATGACTAAAACTGAGGTTCGGGAGCACCCTGCGCGAGCAGCAGAGAGCGCGAAAAAGCATGGATACGACTTACTTATAATAGCCTCTCTTACTCCAGGTACGCCGCGCGAAATTACAAATTTGATTTTGGATCACGCACCGGACGTGCTGGTGTTGGATCAGCTACGTAATATCAATATGTACAACGATAACTATGTCCTGCAGCTAGAGAAAGCCGCCACACAGGCCCGAGCATGGGCTAAAAAGTACTCTTGCGTGGTGGTGAGTGTTACACAGGCGGGTGACTCAGCAACAGGCAAGGCTGTACTTGATATTGGGGACGTAGACTACTCCAACACTGGCATACCGGGGCAAGCCGATGTAATGATTGGCCTCGGAGCCAACCAGCGTAACATAGATAGAGGGGAGCTTGTGATTTCCCTACCGAAGAACAAAGTGAGTGGCAGACATGAATACTTTGCCGTACTCGCTGCGCCTACACTAAGCCAGCTTATTCCGCTGGAATAATGTCAGAATTGTCCCACTGACGGGACACTATAGTAAACACAGGAAAACAATAATAATGAACTTAGATACTGTAGACTTAACTAAACTTACAGGTATTATGACTGCCAGTGTGATTGACGTACTGGGTGGGTCTGTGGGGAACGATTATGCCTCCTGGACAGACGACATAGTACAAGATGCTCTGGTATCTCTTCTTGAACATGAAGGGGAAGTTGAAGATGTATACAACTTTGGTAAAGTTGTTGCAATTCGAAGAGCACTGAGCTTTCAGAATAAAGAAGAACGACGACGTGAAATCGAGCAAGAGCATGGTGCTGAGATTAATAGAGAACTGACCGGGCAGAGTGCAGAGTTACTCGCCGCAGATCCACTAGAGATTTTAGCTTACGAGGAAATGAGAGACCGCCTCGACTCTCTGTCTCCCTTACTATACAATACAACGAGCCGCCACTACATAGATGGGCGCTCGATTATTGACATAGCAGAGGAAGATGGAGTATCAGAAGATGTAATCTATAAACGGCTGGAACGGGCGCGAACATTAATCCGCGACGAACAGCCCGACGAAACACGATCTTCTGACTGGGAGCCTGCCACGGATGGCATTCCACAACAAACAGAGCGTTTTACTACCAGAGATAGGGCGTGGCTCTGCCGACAAGCTCGGCTAATTACTCCCGACCTAACACTGACTGAATGGAAGAACAATTATGGCTAAGAGAACAACCACCAGTAAGGCACGACGTAAAACTATCAGAGACCTGCATAATAAGATCGAACAACTAACAAAGGAACTCGAAATATGTCAGACGATACACCAAAATATGAAATCTTTACCACGCCAGTTGGGGAGCTCGTCTACCCATGGCTAAGCCGTGCCGACACTCGATATGAGCCAGCCGGTATGTTTCAGACCAAGCTGTTGCTTCCCTTTGAAGCGACTGCTACACAGGAGCTGATAGCTCAGCTGGAAGTGGCTCTACGTGGGTTCATCGAGACCCTGGACTTGAAGATACAAAACACTTACGAGCCCACGTCTGTGTACGAGCAAGAGACAACGGATGAAGGGATAGCCACGGATAATGTGCTGTTCAAGTTCAAGCTGAAGCATAACGTCACTCCTGCAGGTAAGGAAGCGTTTGTACAAACCCCCGTACTTGTCATGGCTGACGATGGGAGTCAGGTTGGCGCACCTATCTATGGAGGTACAATGGCTCGTCTTAAGGGACAGATAGTACCGTACACGAATGGTAAGGACAAGGCCGTAGGGCTAACCTTGCGATTCAGGTCCGTACAGGTACACGAGCTAGTCACAGGGAGCAGCGAGGCCGGTGCTTTCTGGTCTGACTTCGCGTAGACTTTACGCCCGGACAGGGCTTGCGGAGCTGCCACAACACGTGGCGGCTCCCGATCCTTCTATATATCTAGGAGATAGCTATGTCACGTTGGACTTCGAGACGACTACAGAGCTTAAAGGTTCTCCTCTCGCTGAAGGGAATAGGGTCGTCCTTGCATGCTGGAAGGAAGGACCGTCAGGATCAATTAATCATACCTTTGGGAGTGAATACAAGCAGACCGCTCTTATACAAGCTGTTAACCGAGCATCAATTGTGGTTGCACATAATGTTAAGTTCGAGCTCGGATGGCTCCGTCGTTGTGGAGTGGACCTCCGAAAAATAGTATGTTTTGATACTCTGATAGCGGAGTACGTGCTAGGGGGAAACCGTTTCGCACTACACCAGCTCTCGCTAAACGATTGCTTGGCCCGTCATGAGTTGCCGAGTAAGTTAGACACTGTCGCGCTCATGATTAAGGGAGGCGTACCAGTACCTCACATACCGGAGAGCTGGCTCCTGAAGTACTGTGTACGGGACGTAGAGGCATGTCATGAACTGTTTCTCCGGCAGCGAGACCTACTCGTTAAAGGAGGGCTGGAGGCTGTTAACTACCAGCGCAACCTAGTCACACCATGCCTCGCGGACATCGAATTCAATGGAATGCAACTGGATTGCGACGTAGTCAGAGAGAGGCTACAACATGAAGAACTTAGATATGCTAAACTTTCCAAGGATCTCCAGGAATTTTGCGACGGCGCAAGCCCGTCGTCTACAAAGCAGATCCGAGAGTTCGTATACGGTACGCTTAAATTCAGAGTACCCACAGACTATAAAGGAAACCCTATTCTCACACCTGCCGGTGACCCGAGTGTGGCTGCTCCTGTCATTGAGAAACTTGTTCCGACGACGAAGAAACAAGAAGCATTTGTGGCTCTACGTACAGAGTGGGCAGAAGTTCACAGCAACGTTACTAAATACCTACGGAAGTTTGCAGAATGCTGTGCAGCTGATGGTGGACTCTTACGAGGAAATTTTAACCAGTGTAATACAAGAACGCATCGACTCTCTAGTACAGGGCTACAGCACCGCATTCAGTTCCAAAACCTCAACCGAGGATTCAAGCCATTCTTTAAGAGTAGGCATACTGGATGGTTTATTGCTGAAGCCGACGGGGCACAACTTGAGTTCCGCGTCGCAACACATCTTGGCAGAGACGCAGTGGCATTTAGGGATATCGTACAAGGAAGGGACATCCACAAGTATACTGCATCTATCCTTAACGGGATACCCATGGTTGAAGTCGATGGCGCGCAAAGACAGCTCGCCAAGACGGATACATTTAAGCCTCTCTACGGAGGTCAGTCAGGAACTCCAGCACAACAGGCATATTACGCCGCTTTTAAAGACCGCTATGCGGGAATTGCTGGAACACAGCAGAGATGGACGCAGCAGGTACTACGGGACAAATTTCTCAGGACTGAATGGGGGTTAAAGTACTATTGGCCAGACACACACATGAGACGAAGCGGGTACATAACAAACTCGACTTCAATATACAATTATCCTGTACAGGCGCTCGCGACTGCGGAGATAATCCCTATCGCCCTTGTCTGTGCATGGCATCGCATGCGTACTCTAAAGAGTTTCTTAGTGAATACTGTACACGATTCGATCATCGCCGAACTACACCCGGACGAATTAGACGATTGGCACGACGTGTCAAAGCAATGTTTAATAGATGATTGCTATAATATTATTGAGCAGCTTTATGGTGTCCGCCTTACTGTACCTTTGGGTACGGGTGTTACTATTGGCAGCCATTGGGCTAATAAAGAGGCCAAAGATTCAGAGGTCGTTTACGAAGCAGACGAGAGTTTGTATCTCCCGGCTGCCAAAGAGGAAAATATGATATGAATGAATACACTGGTATTGTTTCCAAAGTTAACGAACGGGACTGGGGTAGTAAAGTTATCTACTCGTGGCAGCTTAAAGGCAGCTCGATGTGGTTCCGCACTGACACAAAGCCTAATATCACTGAGGGATCCGCCATAATATTTAGCGGCGAGTCCCCCAATAAAATTGACTACGACTCTATTACAGGAACAAGTGTGGAAGCCGTCAAGCAGGCGGTGGAAGTACAAGCCAAGGAGACAAAGAATGTCCCACCAACCACGTCTCCAGATTACTGGCGCTGGAAGCAGATCAACGATCTAGAGCGGCAGAGCTACTTTGACTGGCGTGATGCGCGTTCGGACGCCACACGAATTATATGTGCCGCGCTGGATAATGACATCCTCGCCCTCGGAAACGTCAAAGGGAAGCGACTAGACTTACTGATTGGTATGGTGGAAGAGGTCACAGATAATTTACTTAGGAAGGAAAATAATAATGAATAGACAAGCACTAGGGATTATTAACGCATTGCTGACACTGGCAAACTCCGCCACATACACATGTGACTTGGACGGAGCCGACAAGATCAGCGCACTGCGACAGGCAGCGCGACGCACCTCCGCCGAGCTTGAGCAGTTGATTAACGAAGCAGACGACGCAGCAGGAGACGACAATGACGACGCCATCTAACAATCTGTACGAGAATGAAAAG